GAGTTGCGTTTTGTCTTAACTGTATTTCAAAATCAGAGTTAGATACAGCAGAAGCTATAAAACCTTGAGGAATAATAAGTGCGTAAGGTCTTCCTGATTTAATTCTAATAGTTCCTAAATTATAAAATGTACCAGCTGTTGTTAAGGTAACTCCAGCTAATGAAGCAGTTCCAATTGATTGAATAACTCCTTGTGGAGAATAGCCACCTTCAATCATACAAGAAGAACATACTTGTTGTAATACAGCTGCACCAGATATCGTCCCTGTCGTTTCTATCTCATATCTTATTGGTAAGTTTGCAGTTTGCATATAAACCGTATCTAAATTATTAGCATTATAAAATGTATGAGCAGTTATAAATTTTCCATCTATAACAAATCCAACTCTAACACTTCCCATTCCTAACCATTCATAATCTGTAAATAATATGGTTGCTTTAGTTGGATTTAAATCATATCCACTTGCTCCTGTACCATCTAACTTGTCACCATTCCAAGCTGACTGTGCAATTGGATCATCAACACTTGAACCTGATGTATAACTTCTTCTTACAATTTGATAACCTGTTCCAGTGTCTTCAAAAAAGATTCCATTGTTTGCATCAAAACTTCCAACACGTTGTTCTAACCCAGATTCTTGTGCATTCATTACAAATGTATTAAATATAAATAATGATTTACCTGGTTGATAACTCATCACTCTTTTTGATTGTCTAATAACTTTATCACCACTAGCTGTAGTTACATTTAAATTAACTGTAGATTTATTTGCGGTATAAGTAACTGTTCCTGATCCCGTTAAGTCTTCATCAAAGAGATTGTTCTTTGACATTACATTTGAACTATCAAAAATAGTAAATGGATTAGATACTCTTAATCTTCCAAATGCATCATAGGCCGTGGATCCATCGCCACCACCAATTACAGTTGGTTCAACGTTTACATTATTACATGCAGACATTAGTACCTCGCGTTATACCAAGTAAATCTTTCTAATTCTTTTCTTAAATCATCTTGAAATGAAAAATTAAGTTGGTCTTTTAATGTAGATAAAGATTCTAAAATCTGTCTTTGATTTTCGACATCATATTCTTGTTTTGGTTCTGGTATGTATGAAGTTATTTTAGCCATTATTCACCGCTGTGTAATCCACCAGGACCCCCTCCATATACTCCTCCCACTGCAGAAGAAGATTCCATTCCTTTTCCTCTATCTCCCGAATCTCTTTGACTAAATTCTTGATATTTTTCTGCCATTCTAGCTGCATTCTTAGCTCTTGCTCTTCTATCAAAATATTCTGCTAAAGTTTTTGATCTACCAAAATTTGTGTTTCTAAGTCTTTGATTTATAGCTCGTACATGGTCAAAAATTATTTTACCTGGGCCCCTAATTAAATTACCTAACGAAGTATATTTTCCCAAAAGATCTAAAATACCTCCTGTTTTTTGTGGCGTAAATGTTTGACCTAAAACTCTATTTTGATCTGCTATGGTTCTAGGAGTTTGATATCTCATATCTCCAACACCTGAATATGGTAATTGATCTTCTTCGTCTTCATCAACCATTGTTTCACTAACTGAAGGGTATCCAAAATCTGAAGTCACACCAAAGTTATTTGTTTTCGTTGGACTATAACCAAAATTACCTATTAAATCTAAACCTGTTTGTATTCTATTACTTAAAGGAACTGCAGCTCCCATTGCTCTTTGAATCATTGTTGAAGGTATTTGTTCTGCAGCAACTGCTTTTGCAAATTCACTCATAGTAGGACCAACAGGAGTTTCCATATAGTCATATATTCTACCATAACCAGTTGGCATGTCATAATTTTCTCTTGCTCTTTGTGCTGCTTGTGCAATATCATGAAATGGACTTGCACCAAAAGCAATCGCAGGTGCTGCAAGTTCTGCCATTGCGGCTGCAGGAGTTCCAAATGATCCTAAACCTTGTTGAAGCGTATTACTTATTAATTCTGTTGCTGCTTTATTTGCATCTATGTTATAATCCATTCTACTTGGAGAATTAGTATAATAACCTTCAGGACCATAAACTTGATCCGTATAAGATTGATAATTTCTATTAAATATATCTAAAATACTCATTATCTTCTACCATCCGGTTTTATATCTACTCTTAGTGTTCCATAACGCCAAGTTTCACCTACAGCGTCATTTTCAATTTTGATTGCAAGAAGCCTGCCTCTTGCTCGAGTGTCTACTTTATCAGTAGATGATGTTATTGTAAAGGGTCCAAGTGGTGAGCTTGATGCTGTGTTACTTGGATAATTATTTAATAATAATGTTACTTTTGAATTACCTGTAAGTACTTTAAAATCAGGTATAAATCTACTCATAGACATAATAAACTCACCATCACCTCTAAGATCAGCAAGACCGGTTGTGCCTCCTAAAGCACTTCTTCTTGCAGATATGTCAAAATCTCCAGATTGAATATAGGCATCAATAGAAGTTGTACCAGAACTATTGACTTGATCGGTTCCGGTTTCATGAGCATAGTAAGTCGATGCACCATATTTAGCTGTTATACCTTGTATTGGAAAATTAGGTGTGGCTGTTTTATTATAATCTGTTGCGTATGGTAAATCAAAAACTCCTTGATCAACATATGAACTTCTAGCAAGAGATGAAGTTGTCCAACAGTTTTCTCCATAGTTATAGGTTACACATCTATTAATTTGTTCTGAACCTGAAGCAGGATAAAACCAATTTATTTCATTATATAAACTATTGTGTTCTGCATATACAAGTTGACTGGAAGTATAATTTATACCCAAATTATCCCCTGTAGTTGTAAATACAAAGTCTTCTACTAAACATGGTAACATTTTAACTGTACCATCAAACATAAAAAATCCACCTTCACCTGACATCCAAAAGACAATACCATTAGAATAACTTAATGCATTTTGTCCAATTAAACCACAATTGGTACCAACTTGTCTAACACTAAATGTAAATGGTGGACCAACAAATTGAATTACATATGCAGATGAATCTGTTAATACTAGTGTATAATCTTTACCAGACACAGCTCCAACAATTTCATTACCTTTATCTAATCTAAATGTTCCTGCAGTATTAGTTGCAGTTGGAGCATAGGTGTTGAAATCTTCTTGATTTGAAAATCGAATAAACATTGGATCCTGAGTCGATGTATCACCAATCGTTGTTTCAGTTCCAAAATGAAAGACATGTCTATCTCTATCAGATACTTGTGTTAATACTGATGCAGTGGGTGCACCAGTCATAATTGTTGCTCTGTTTGATCTTGGTGAGACTGCTCCTGCGTCCCAAGTAAATGTTTTTCCATTGCGAATAGTTGCAATCAATATTTGTCCAAAGTTATCTAGTGACCAGAGGCCTGGATCTAGAATCACGTTACTAGTTGCACTTGCAGTACCCCACGTGCTTGAACCCCATGTGTCTGTACCCCAACCAAAACCTGGAGTTTGAAAAGTCGGTCCTACAATTACATACGGATTAATTTCAGCTGATCCAGTTCCAGAAGTTGTACCCGCTGAATTAGAAGGCATTGTAATTTCAAATGTATTAGAAGTTATATTTAAAACTTCAAAAGTATTATCTTCAAAATCAGAAGTTGAATATCCTGACCCAGTTGGAACTGTTACAGATGAAAAAGTTACATATCTTCCATTCTGTAAACCATGAGAAGTTTTATTTACGGTGACTGTTGCAGAACCTGTTGTTGCATCAAAGTCAGCTCCAGTAATGGCTGTATCTAATGGAGTAATATCAAAAAAACTATTTTGATCTCCATAGTATAAAAATAAACCTTGAGATGTTCCAATTGCTACATATTTTTCACCAGCTATACTTGTAAAAGTATGTTGTGCCCTTGCCACTCCTGGTAATGTATGATTAGAATCTGTTAATTGCGACCAACCACCTATTTTTTCTGGTAATCCATATCTAAATCTAACAAAATCACCATCAACCCATTGAGATTCACCTCCTGAGTCTGTGATTTGTTTATTAAAACCTGGTTTAAAATTAAGTTTCTGCAGCATAACTAAATAGTTATATCATGCTTTAAAATCAGAAGGAAGTCCTAAATGTGGTCTATTATCAAACTTATTTTTATTTGATCCTTCAGTGGCTTTATTATTATAGTGTAAAAAAACTTGAGCACAGTTATCCCCTTTAAACTCTTCTCTCCAATGTTCTAACTTATCTCCTTTATAAACTAGCATATCACCAGGGTTTAATTTAACTTCTATACCTTTACTTGTAGAAGGAATATATTTACCATTTTTTTCAAAACCATCAGATTCATTTGCTGCAATATAAATAGGCCACTCGTCTCCTCCAAGATTCATCGTAGTAGATATTTCGCAACTAAATCTATCTTTATGTCGATGTAGGATATCTCCTTTTTTATAAATTCTAGCATAAGCATAAGTTTCAATAAGTTTTAGCTCTGTAATTTTTTTCATAACAGGTTTTACTTCTGTAAGTAAAGTTTCCATTGCAACGTCTCCATAATGAGAATAAGTTTCAGGAACTTGTGTATCATTCCATACACCCCAATATGTTGTAAAAGGTGAAATGTATTTTGAATCAAACAAAGTTCTTGCAACTTGTCTTTTTAGTAAAAAATATTTATAAACAAAATTTGCAATTTTAGGGTCAATTGCTTCCTTTATTATTGTAAATCCATTTTGTTTAAAGTTCATTTTTTCCTCGTTTATATTAATTTTACATAATTGTCTTTTACTTTTTTTAAACTTAAATCAAAAGCTATTGTTATTCTCTCTTCTTCAGAATTATGAACACTTGTATAATGAGGTATATTGTTTTGAAATAAAGTTATTTTACCAACTTCATTATTTGAATAATATACTTCAGGGTCATTAATTTGATTTATGGGATTTATATAGTTTGTAGAAGTATCTCTACATTTAACAGAAATATGTCCTCCTAAATATGTATCTGGAGTTGTTAAATGCATATGAGGACTAACTTGTTGACCTTTTGACATTATGTTTACCCAACATTGAGCATAAAGATTTTTTACTAAAGGTTGTTTCATTATATTCAATATCTCGTTATGAAAATTAATTATTTGTTGTTTTATTTTTTTTATTTGTTTATTATCCCATGTTAGTACATTATAGTTTGAATACCTTGCCGTAGTGCTATTTTTTCCAAGGTTGGTATATCCATCAATATTTCCAGATGTTCTTGATAAAGGTAGATCTAAAATATATTCTTTTTTACTTAAAATAAAATTAGTTAAATTTTCAAAGTCTATATTTTCTAAAAAAGATTCAAATATAAAATAACTCCACTCAGGTGCAAAAAAAGTTCGTTTAGGTTCACTTTTAAAATTAAATATATTTATCTTCATTATTTAAATGGTCTCCCTAAATTCCATATTACTAATGAGTATCTAGTTCCTTCCGTAACTGGTTTTACCCTATGCCAAACAAAACTTGGAAAAACAACTATACTTCCTCTTGGTAATATTTGTGTACATTCTGCTGTAGCGTTAGCATTATCAAAATTATTTCTAAAACTAAATTCCAATTCCCCACCTTTATAGTCTTTTTGATTAGACAATGAACATGTTACAGATAACTTTCTTATTTTACCATAAAGATTTAAATCTTTTGAATTATCGTAAGGTTCTTCGTAACTATCACAATGCCAATCATAATGTTGATTAAGTTTATATTTTGTAAATTGACATGCCTCTGAAAAATCCCATTCAAAGTTCCACCCTGCGTTTTTATTTGCTGTATGTATATATGGATGTATTTCTTTATAGATCCATCGTTCCGATAACCACACTATATTAGAATCTCTTTTTCTTTTTAAATCTAAAAGTTCTTCTTTATTTAAATCTGCATTTATTTTAATATTATTTTGTATAGCTAATTCTTCATCAGATAAATGTTGATTCTCTGGTGTTCTTTTAATATGTTTTATTTTTTCTTTAATTTTTTGTTGAGTTCCAGTTAAAGCTAAAAGTTCTTTTTGTTGATTACCATATTTAATAACTTCATCACAAAATCTAGGAGTTAAAGCAGAAGTAAAGTACCAAAAGTTATTTTTTAAATTCATAAATTTCTTATGGTATAAAAATACTTTTTAATAAAAGTAAGTCAATAGATAGAAAAAAAAATATTAATTACCTGTTGCAATCCAACTTGATAAATCAGGATCCCATGCGAATTCATTTGAAGGATCTGAATTATCATAACCAAGCCATCTTAAATTATCTTCGTCCCATGTAATTCTATAATAAGCACCGTCACCGTATGTTATAATTGATGGATATGCTACTGGAGCTTCGTAAGAAGCTGTTGTTAAATTTAACGTCCATGAATTATAGGGTTGTGGTGAATAAAAAATATCATTAATTGGATCATAGGTAAAACCAACACCTGCATAGTTTCCTCTAAATGGAGTTCCTCCATTTAAGTGTTTATTTTCCCGTGTATTATAGGAAGTTCTTTTCCAATAAGTGTCTGAAATATTAGAATAATCTATAAATGGATCTTTTGGATGATTATCTTTTACCCATTGCTCTAGTTCAATAGAATTTTCTCCTCCATGATCAATAGCTTGTTGTTCACCTATAACAATAACTCTTAATACTTTATTATTATCAGAATTAATTTCTGCAAAATGAGCCATAATTAATCACCTTTCCAATCTCCTGTTTTTCTATAACCATATACTTCTTGTATGTTCCAAACTCCAGGAGCACTAAAAACTGCAGGTTGTGAAATAGCAGGTTCTTTTACTAACACATATCCAGATCCACCAGCTCCACCACTTGTAGAAGTTCCAAAATGTCCTCCACCACCAGAGCCTGAGTTTGTGTCTCCAGATGGAGCAATTAATCCACCAGGTCCATTTACTCCTGATCCACCTCCACCAGTTCCACCAGTTCCACCAGAGGCTGCTGTTGAGGCACCTCCTCCGCCTCCCGCAAAGTAAGCATTAGTTGGTCCAGGGCTTTTTGCTGGATAGTAGGGTTGTGGTGCTGCTCCAAAATAAGGTGCTGTATTAGTTCCTGCCCCACCAGGTCCACCTGTTCCTGGCCAAGATCCTCCTACTGATCCTGATCCTGAAGATCCTCCACCTCCGCCTCCAGAGTATGAACTTGCAGGTCCACCAGGATTTCCTTCTGGAGGTGAGTATCCTCCTGCGTTTCCAGATCCACCTACACCTGAACCTCCACCAGGTGTGTTTACCCAAGTTCCTGCTCCTGATCCTCCAGGAACAGTAGCACCACCTGAGTTTAACATTCCACCTCCACCTGTTGAAGATATAGGAACACTTGATCCAAATGTAGAATTTGATCCAGATTGAGGAAGACTAGCAGCAGTCCCAGGACCTCCAGCTCCAATTGTAACTGGAATTGATGATGAGGGAACAGGATGGTTTTCTAAAATTCTTAATCCACCTGCTCCACCTCCTGCAACTTGTCCACCTCCTCCACCAGCAATAACCATAACTGTAACTTGAGTTGTATAAGTCCCAACTGTAAAAGCAGGGTTAGGTGATGTAAAACCTGTAATAGTTTCAGGTTGATTAATTTCGGGTGTGTTAACAGGATCTTGTTCTGGTCCTATGATTCCGCCATTCGACATAGCTATAGTACCTCCCTATTAAGATAATTCTTCGTAATTTATTGTAATAGTTAAATCACTGTTTGCTGAAGCTCCCGCTTCAATGTTGTCGCCTTCTTCTAAATAAAGTGCTGTGTTTTTGTCACAAACAACTAAAGTTGCATCGGCAGGTACAGCGATTGTACTTGCTATTTTAATTGGTGACCCACCACTTTTAGTGATTGCTACTGTAGCATCTGCAGAATTACTTCCATCAATGTTTGCTATAATAATGCTATTTACTTTAAACACTTTTCCTGAAGCTGCAGAGTTTAATAAAATTTGAGTTGTTAATGTTGTAGTTAATGTTGCTTGTACAGACTTAGCTGTAATTGTAGAAACATTTACTAGATTTGGTGCTGCCATTTTTTATCTCCTATATTTATATTATTAACCTAAAATAAATGCCATTGCAACAGCTTTATTGCTGAAACTTAAATTACCAGAGCCATCTGTTACCATAGCTTGTCCATTTACACCACTAGATGTTGGTAAAGTAAATTGATTAATTGTGTTAATATTGGCATTTAAATCAACTATATTTGTACCATCTGAGTATAAAAGTTTGGTTCCTTTATCAGTAGTAGACCAAGTGGCTCCTGTTCCAGAGCTTGTTTTAAAGGTCACTGTAAAGGCTCCTGTAGTTGCATTTTCTACAGTATATGTTTTTTCAATTCCATCTGGAATTACTACATTCACGTTAGATGTAATAGTCCCTGTTAATTTTAAAACTTGATTTTTACCATTTGATAGTACCCCATTTGAAAATGTTAGTGTTGCTCCTGTCGTTGCATTTAAAGCAACTGCATCATAACCACCAATTGCTTGCTCTAGAATAAGTAAATTTGTATTAGTAATTTGTCCCCAAGTTCCTGAATTTTCTCCAGTCGCTTGTACAGTTAATTTTAAATTTGCCGAAGTAGTATTAGCCATATTTTATATTCCTTAAATTATATTATAATATTTCATTTATGCAGCAGTGTCAACTTCCGTCCATGGTTGAATTGTTCCTGTATTTACTTCACTCCATATTACATTTTTGACACTTCCTAACGATGTTGACATTAAAATTCCAGTTGGTCTAGCTATAGAATCCGTTGCAGTAGCCGTTCCCTCTTGCATGATTATTTCTTGACCAGAAGGACTTGCAATAGTATTTGCATCTAAAGTAGCTGTCCCAATGTTTGCAGAAAAACCAATACCAGTCAATTCAGCACTTGCATCATCTGTGGTTGCTTGACCAGGTTGCATAGCCATTTCTATGCCAGAAGGACTTGCAATAGTATTTGCATCTAAAGTAGCTATGCCTAAATTAGATATTAAAGCTTGACCAGTTGTTTCAGCGGTAGCATCATCCGCTTCAGCTTGACCTTCTTGAACAGTTATTTCTTGACCTGTAACACCAGTGTTAGCATCAGCTGTAACTGATAAAGTGCCTAATGACATAGGTAAAGGGAATGTTCCAACAATTCCACCTGTTGTAGCCTCTACTTCAACAGGAATATTAAATGTAGCCGGACTTAATGTTGCAAAAGGTGCTTCACCAAAAGCTGTTAGGGTATCATGTGTAGAATTAGCTACGTTAAAAGTTAAATCAAAACCTGTTACGTCAATTTCTTGGTTTGAAGATTGATCAAGTGTCCCTTCTGCTACAGTTAAAGCTTGACCAGTTGGTTCTACAACTACCAATGAAAAACCAGTTAGATTTCCTTCTGTTGTGGTTAAATCTTGACCTGTTACAGAAACATCTACATCTATATTAATAATACCTGAATTTTCTTGAGCTGTTAATTCAATACCTGATGGATATGCAATTACATCTGAAGCTTCTGCACCGAAAGGTGCCTCTGTATATGCGGTTATTCCTAGGGCCATGGATTAGGCTCCTGTTTTTTGTTCTTCTTTTTTTTCTGTAGGTAATTCTTTTTTTAATAATTCAGAATAATGTGCTTGTAATACTGTTAAATCATTTAACTGCATTGAAATTTGTTGTTTTTGAACACCAATATTTTGTAATTTATCTACACAAAGTTTTCCTTGTGGAGATAAGTTATCTGTATCATATTCTTTTTTATCAAAATTAAATTTCATAATATTTTAACCAAATACCATAGCTAATATGGTTGCAGTTCCTCTATTTGTAAAGTTTGAATCATTATTAAAACCAGATAAAGCTATATTTGCTTTTGTAAGTTTTTTCTGTGCATTGCCAGAATCAACTACAACAAAGAAATCTCCATCTGCATCAGATGTTGAAGTTGCAAGTTCTGATAAATCTACATTAACTGCATCTGCAGTTACATCAATTAAAGTCCCTGCACCTACTGCAAGAGAGCCAGAAGTTGTGACCGTTCCTGTTAATCCATTACCACCAGAAACAGAAGTAACTGTACCTGTATTTGTAGTAAATCCACTGTCATTATTAAATCCTGAAATATTAATATTTGCTTTTGTAAGTTTCTTTTGTGCGTTTGCTGCATCTACTACTGCAAAGAAATCTCCATCATCATTGGATGTAGAAGTTGTAAGTTCTGATAAATCAACGTCAATTGTTGGAGTTGCTCCTTCTCCACTATTGTTTTGTAAATCAATTAAATTACCTGCTGTTAAAGAAGCTACATAGTCTCCAGTAGTATCTGTTGTTAACGTAACTGTATTTAACTCTGCAATTGATCCTAGTCCTAGTGTTGTTCTTTGTGCTGCAGCATCTGCATCGTCTAGTAATGCTTTACCTGCAGTGGTTAAATCAAAAGTTCCTGCAGTACCAGAACCTGTAAATTGAATTCCCTTATCTGCTGCTGAAGTTAATCCTCCAATTGCAGCAAGCTCTGCATCGAGTCTTGCATTGTCTACTGTTCCACTTGCTAAGTTAGATGCATTTAAATTTGTTAAGTTAGATCCATTCGCTGCTGGAAGTGTTGCTGGGAATCTTGCGTCAGGTACTGTACCTGAAGCTAAATTATCTGCATTTAAATTTGTTAAGTTAGATCCATTGTTTGCAACAATGTTTCCGCTTGAATCTAGTATGACCGCTTTAGATGCAGGAAGAGTACAAAATACATTCTTAGTTCCTGCTGCAAAATCTACTGCAGCATCACTATTTGATGATGATATAATTGTATCTCTAGATAAAGTGCCTGCACCAACAGTTCCAAGTCCTACTTCAAATTCACCATTAGTAGTGTTTACAATTGAATAATACGTTGTATTTGTATTTCCAATTGCAGATGAAAATGTTTCAAATCCTGTAACTGCTCCCGCAAGAGTAAATGTACCTGTACCAGTAGTTGTAGAGGTTTCTTTAACTCTATCATTTACGACTAATGCCATTTAATTCTCCTTAACCAGATATTCTTAATATAGCTGCCGATGTAGTAAATGCTGGAAACTGTACTGTGAAAGTTCCTGATGTAGCTGTTTTATCTGCTCCAAAATCTAAAACTGCAAC